GTCTTTTTCTTGATTGGGTCTGGTACCTCTATGAATATATAAGACGTAAGTTACAAGTTATATATAGATAACAAGTCACAAGCCAACACCCGTTAGGGCGTTGACCATGCGGAGCGAGTGGCTAGTCTAACAATGTCATGTAAGCCTCAGCATTTAATCTACTAAACTTATCCAATCCCTTTTGCATTGTGTCATAGTCCTCTTTGATTTCTGCATTTTTAATCTTGCAATATAATCTATCCTCTTCTGGTGTTAACATTTCAGATTGACCAGAATAAGGATTAGTCCTTTTTATTTTATCTGTCATATTATTATCCTATTAAATCTTATGAGTGCTGTCAAGGTAAGAGCCGAGGCGCGTTAGCGCCTCGACCATTTAGTTAGGACGAACTAAATCTTGATTATCATACTGTTGTTTAGTAATTGGAATACGTTGACCAAGTAAATCATTGATGAAGTAATACTGATCATAACTACGACTATTACTATTCCAATCATTAAACTTATACCACGCACTATCGCAATTAGTTCTCTTAGCCTCGGTCACTCGACCGAAGTGATCAATGGCTCGGTCGCTGAATTCCTCAGCCCAATCATTATAACATTGAAACGAGCAAAAATTTCCCTTGCCATAATACATTGATGATCTGCGACGTGTTTCATAATGCTTGTCGCCTTTACTACCTCTTATTCTATCTTTTGTTTTATGCTCATGGCATATTGGACCTTGGCAATATTTCATCTATCACTCCATATTCTTAAAACAATTAAAGCAAATACCATGCCGAATATAAATAGTTCAATCATTTATTCTCCAGTTCTTTTATTCTTGTTTGCAAATCTATAATGTCTTTCTTATTTGTCATTATAGATTTTGAAAGAACATCAAACATATGTCCGAGTTCATGAACCACATTGGCAACCAACTCAGTTGTTGCGTTGCCCTCATATGCTTTTTTATTTAATTTAAACATTATTTGTCCTCTTTCTTTTTTAGTTTATCAATTTGCTTTTGGATTTTAAGTTGTTCACCTTGCAAATAAATAATGGTTTCTAAAATAACCTTTAGTTGTCCAAGTAAGTGTATATTATCCATTAGACACCTCACTTATTTCCCATGATTTAGACGCACATCTAATACCATTTGCGTCAACATCAAAATATCTGAAATAAGGAAAGCCATGTACTTTATGCTTTCCAAATTCACATTTATCTGTGAACTTTGCTCGTCTTGTAATTGTCTTGCTGTGTTTGTCGGCATAGTATTTGATTGTAAAATAAGTGCCGATATCGAATTGTTGTTTTTCTTTCATTGTTCGTCCTTTCTGTTATATGTAGGATTATCCCACATATAACAACGAAAGTCAAGAACAGTTATTGTTGTGATTGTTGTTGATTGTATTTTAGTCTTGCCGCTATTTTCTGTTCTCTTGATTGAGATTTATTCTTCATTGACTTTAACATCTCCGCCGCATTTTTAGGATTATACATTATTAGTCCTGTACTATTAGTCCTAATAATTTCAGCGTCATTAATGTTCAAGCCACTTTCTTTTGCAAACTCTAATGCCTCATCAAGATATTTATATCCTTTAATAACATCTTTAATAAACTTCATTTGAGTTAGGACAGATTTAATCCATTTATAATGTGCCATAATCATTTGACCTTTTGCCTGTTGCCAGATTACAAAAGTTTGAAACTCGGCTTTTGAAACTGGGATTTGTCTATCTCTACAATACTCTCGCCCAATTAAATCCAACTCATAGTTTTTATCCCAATCTCTTGCGTGAGATATTTCATTTCCCTTGCCACCAGAAAATCCAAGTGCTTTTTCATTGGCGTCATTGTATTTAGTTTGATATGGATTTTGTGGCTTATTCTCCATCTCAATATTTATATCTGGATTGCAATTATCTTTTGCTTTTAACTCATCTCTAAAATAAGCATAAGCAAAATCTTTTGATGATGGTCTATAACTATTAATGTCATCTTGACGATCAACCCCATCAATGTCACCATTTAAACGAAAGTCAAAATGTTTAGTTTCATACTTATCATCATCATCAGTTGCGTCAGCTTTCTTCATATAACCAAAATGAAAGCAACTATCTTTCGCAATAGTATTCACGTTAGGATATTTGTCTTGTAAGTAATGTGCCATCTTGACATCATCTTTTGGATATTGTCTTGTCACACATTCATTTGCTAAATCCCACGTAGCATTTTGCTTATCTAAAAAACTCTCTCTTTCTTTAAAGAATTTTTCTTTTTCATCAGTTTCTTCCTGTTCAGCATGAACACGCCAACGGCTACTGATCTTGTTTCTTAACTCTTGATTTAGTCTTATTCTACTCATGGGTTTTTGCCTTTCTGTTTGTTGTTGCATAAAAAGATTTATAAATCATTTGACATCAATAGTCAACTATATTATATAGGATAATATATGATTAAATATATTAAAAACGTACTTGATGGTGAATTTAGTCCTTGGCCAAGATGGTTGTGGATTATGAACATTGTTTGGATTGCATTAATGATAGCACTCATTATATTTCTAAATGTATGATTGATAGTTGGTTATTTTATCTGCTAGTTTTAGGTTTTGGCTTTTTAGCTATTTACTTAATGGATATTGGAATATTTAAATGATATGCCAACGGACAAGCCCAAACGTGGTTGACGTGGTTGGCTTAGAACTCTAAGTGTGCCGAGTTGTTTCGGGCATTCACACTTAGAGTTCAAAATGAATATGAATAAAGCTCATCCCTCTGCGGCTAGCCTATACATTGGGACGGGGTTTGCTCATATGCATTCTATAGTAAATGCATATGGGTTAATATGAAACTTGAGCCAATGGGCCGGACTCACATAGCCCAGGGGGACTGGTGTATAACCTTGAATATGAAAACCAAAGGGATGGAGCATGGCCCTTATGCCTGGAGGCTAAAAAAGTGTACGAAAAAATCGTCACCCTTAAATGGAATGCAACTCTATACACCACTTTAGAATGATTCTAAGCCGCAAGCGACAAGCCGCAAGCAACAAGCGGCTTGACAGTGAGCATAGGATAATGTAAGATAAGTATAGAAAGGATATATTATGGATATAGCACAATTAAAAAGAATAGCCGATGCAATGGAAGAGATCCTGCGTCTGGTTAAGAAGGACATGGCAAACATTCAAAAAAGTGTTGCGGAAGAGTCTGAAAAAAAGGAATGAAAAAATTCACAATAGAAGTTAGTCACGCGTCGCCGCCTCAGCTGGCGACGATTGCGCTCGAGCTTAAGATCATGAGCAATGCCTGGGAGCGCTTCGGTCCAAAGATTTTTATTAATGGCCAGAAGCTGCAAGCTCCAAGCCTGAGAGAGCCAAGACACAAGCGACCAGCAACAAGCGACAAGCGCCACAATATAAACGCATTCGTATAGTATAAAATTATATGTTAAAGAAAGAAGCAAAAGAAATAACCGGAGGCCTGAGTGCACCATCTAAGATGCCCGGGCCTTCATACAACCTGCCAGCTCGCGCATGTATTACAGGGGCCAAGCTGCAAGCTGTGCCAGGCTCAGTCTGTGCCGGTTGTTACGCCCTGAAGGGACGATACAATTTCAACAATGTTAGACTGGCGCTAGCCCGGAGAATGGAAAGCCTCAAGCACCCGCAATGGGTCCTGGCCATGACTGTGCTTATTAAAGGCGAACCGCACTTCCGCTGGCATGACTCTGGAGACCTTCAGAGCTCATGGCATTTAAAACGAATTTTTGAAGTATGCGAAGCGACGCCAGAGACCAGTCACTGGCTGCCAACGCGAGAAGCCAAATTTTTGCCATTAAATACTGATAGTATACCAAAAAATTTAACAATTAGATTTTCAAGTCATATGATAGATCAACAACCAGTGAAGAGCTGGCCCTGGACGTCAACAGTTAGCACCGGCGACTTCACATGCCCTGCTTCAAAGCAAGGTAACGAGTGCAAGAGCTGCCGGAACTGTTGGAATCGTGAAGTAAGTAATGTCAGTTATCCGAAACATTAACCCTCGGAGAGGGACTGATACTATAAGCCACAAGCTTCAAGCCTCAAGTCGCCTGATACAAGCCACAAGCCCCAAGCTACAAGCCTCAAGCCTAAAGCCGCAAGCCACAAGCGACTGAATCTGTGTCCCTTGAAAAAGTTTCAGGTCGCTCTGACCGAGCGCCTTTACTAAGATGAAAGTATTGTGCGGATGACGAATATGAAACGCAATTTGATGGGGTGAAAATTTAATTTTGTTGGCGCGTGTTGTTTTTAATTCAACAGTGAAAAACTTGCCAGAACTATTGTAGCCCAATAGATCAGGAGTACCGAGTAAGCTAGTATTTTCAAGCCTTGTCCATTTAATTTGAGGTGTATTTCTTTTAAGCT